AGATTCATGAACCTCTTAGGATCATCTGCTGAAACATATTTCTTATTTATAGGATCGAATTGTTTCACTGTAACTGCACTATTGTATGAGTGCAGCTGAATGAAGTCCTTATCGCCAGATAGAATCAAGATATGTTCTTTTTGAGATGGATCTCGCTTAGAGAATTCTTGCACCAATACACCAATAACGTCGTCAGCTTCTGCGCCATCAAGATGGATTACAGGATATGGGAAATTATCTTTAAGTTCTTCGCGAATGGTGTTTAGGCAATTAAAGATCAAAGACCAATCGATTTCAGACTCTTCACGATTCTTTTTTCGATTGGCCTTGTAATAAGGAAATACATCTTTACGCCAACTACGCTTACCATCTGCAGCGATGACTAATTCGCCAAAATCAGATTTAAACTTTTTATTTAGAGAGCGAATTGTATTCAACACCATAGATCTAAATAGATCCAGTTCAATTGGTGTCTTTCCAATATGTTTGCCATACATGGCCATAATATTTGCAATCATGACTTGATTTAAGTCAAGGATAATCATTTTATACTCCGAAATTAATCTTCAATAGGTTGTATACAGTCAGCATTTACAGTTTCATCTATGAACGTTTGAATAGGATGATAGATGTTCTCATGTCGTAATAGTATCGCTTTTAAAGAAATAAGTATATAGGCAATGTCCTTTGTGTTATCTATATCGTAACCATGATCTGAAGTTATTCTAAAAATCTCTTTGGTAAGTTCTTCTACAAAGCACTCTATAACTTCCGTCTTATTTGCTACAATCATTTCTTTAAGTTCTTCGACAGTTGCAGCTGGACCAAACCGTTTGGAATGTGGGAAAACTATTACGTTTTCAGCTAATTTTTGAGGTGCGCTTTCTAGCATAGAAGGCCTCTTTTTTTATTTTATTGATTTTAATAGAATACAATCATCATTAATTCGACCATTTACTTCGATAGGTTTAGTCGTCAAATCAGACATAAGTTTCTTTAAAACTAATTTTCCTCCAGTTAAAACCTTTTGAATAATGTCTTCTGGTTTCCTAAGCTTCTTCTTAATACTAGAAGTTTGATCATAATCGACAATCGTCGTTCCCTTAACACTAAGACCTTTATCGTTTATAGCATTAAGCATAGTCAAATGACCGTATTTCGTATTATACACCCAAAGTTGTTGGGCTGATACGATCGATTCAGGAGAAATAGATTTAATCTTAAGCTTAGTAAATTCCTTCTGATACTTTAGCTTATTTATCAACTTACTAGCAGTAACTTCTTTCTTTTTACGAGGTTTACGAGGTTTAGATACTTTCGTATTACCTACAAATCGTTCAATATCGTCCATACATGAAGTCAACTGCTTCATGATAGCTTTCTTTGAAGCATTAGGAAGATAAGCATAGGCTTCAGTTAGTTGTTCATCCTTACCTTCTACCATTTCGGCATGTTCAGCATGAATCTTAGAAACTAATGTTTTGATATGATTGCAAATCTGCGAGTTAAGCTGATTGCGTTGAAGATATGTGTATAAAGAAAACTCTATCTTTGTCTTGCGTTCATAGTACCAAGAATGAATCTCATCATCAATATGAATCATATGAGGTTCAGCAAGCACTTTGATTCTATCTTGAATGGAAACTACTTTTGCGCTTGATTTATCTTCTTTTAATTCTCGTTGATTATAAGATAAAGCTTTTTCAATTCTGCTCTTAACTTGACCCTCTAATTCTCCGGCAAAAATAGTTCCATTGGATTCTATTCTTGCAAGAACAGATGCACTATTTTTAGCAATATTACCAAGTGAATTTAAATTCACGATATTTGAAATATCGGTTTTACTATATCCATTTTTTTTCATATAATCGGTAAGCCATTTGTCTTTATCTTTTTCATCAGACATGACATTATACCAATTAAGCATTTTACAAAGTATTCCATCATTTTTAGATGTAATTGTTTTCTTATAGATTGGTTCCTCACCCCAAAACTTTTTGGCAATGAGTTTATCAGTAAGCGAATTAATAGCCATTATAGAAGCTTCTTTTCTCGTAGAATATTAGTAAAGAAATTTTGCCATTCTTCCGTTCTTCGATCCCAGTTATAGAACGTATCTATATAGTTCTTAGTAGTTTCTAAAGAAACCTGAACATTTTCAGTCATTACATCATTAATAGCTTTATCTAGCATAGAATAGAAGATGACCATGTGATCGCGAATATCTTCACGATATTGGTACATCCATGTAAATCCAGCAGACGTTTCAGGTAGAGCACCATAATTTGGATGAACACATAAACATCCTGCGCTCATTGCTTCCATCAATGCGATACAAGATGTTTCAACCCAAATAGATGGGTAAGCAAAGATGTGAGCTTCTTGTAAAGCTTTTCTCACTACATCGTTTGGCTGAAATCCGTGATAATTAATCTTTGGATGATTCCTACATGCATCAAATAGAGCTTCGTATGGTTCATCTCGTTGCTTCCATCCATAGATCTCAAAACTAGAGAATACATCTAGTTCGATGTTATCATACTTCTCTGCCAATTTGGTAAAGACTGGAACAAGTAGATTTAAACCACGATGAGGAGTAGTATGATAAATTAGCTTAATCTTATCTTTGTTCTTAGGAAGAAAAGGAATAGGCTCAATGGCATTTTGAATCACACGACTCTTATACCAAGGCATATTAAAATGTTTGATATAACTCTGCATTTGCCAATTAGAGACGAACACGCACTTTTCAAATTTGTTCCAGCCACCTGATCGAAGATGTTCAGACTCAGGATCTTCAGGTAGATCATGTAGCCAATAAATGGGAATAAGTTTAGGATCAATTTCTCGAACACGAGAACATATTACTTGAAACTTATCTAGAAGCTCTGGACTGATACGATCTTGAAGTCCATACTTCATTCGTTCAGTGCCACCCATTGAATTTTTTGAAAGTTCGTCTACTGATACTGGCATATTAACCTCATTCTTAAATAAGGAAAAGGGGTCCCGAAAGACCCCTTCCCAACCTTAGGTCTAGCGCTGAGCGACTAGAGCACGATGACCTGCAGCGACTACTGAACGAGTAGGCTTACCTAACTTGTAAAAAGAAGTCTTCGTCTTACGTTCATTGAAATAAATCGCATAACCTTCATTGCGAAGGTCATTGATCGCAGCACTAGGATTCTTTAGACCAAAGCGAGCAGCGATCTGCTTGGTGGTTAGATGCGCGCCATTTTCAAGAGCATTAAGTAGTTTTTCAGACTTAGTCATTATAATCTCCAATATAACAAAATTTCTAGTGTTGGTCACTAGCACCCATGATATAGTAACATATGGTATTATATATGTACATCACATTCTTCTATTGCGTGTGCCGATGGTGGTCACATCAATCTCATCACTAATGTATTGATATGCACCTTTATTGTACATCAGTGCAATTCTCTTACTCTTAGCTAGAATCTGTTCTTTTACGTGTTCTGGTTCTTTATCAAGAGACATACGATCCATAATAGAATTACGCGAACATACTGCAGGATCCATACTTTCTAGTGATTTAATATGGGCAGTACTACGCATATGCACGGTTTTTGGCTTGTATTCCTGAAAAGAACCCGAGAATCTCTTAGCTTCTAAAGAAGATACTTCAGGTAACTTATTCTGCTTTCTCCATTCATTGTATTCGCCAAGAATCTTTTGCTTTGCTTTGGTCAACTTCGTTTTCTTCTTTTTTGGAGAAGAATTCGCAAATATCATCATGTTACTTTCTCAAGTAGTTGAATGTTTCTTCAGGACTATTACTCATAAAGGTATTATATACTGCGTTTTTATTAATTGACATGGCGTGTTCAGTTATGCTTTTTATACGTTCTTGTGTGTCTCTGTTATTACCATATACGGAATGATACACTGAAGTAACATTTGTTTTAAACTTAAGAAAATTATAAATGTTTGCTTTATCGTAACACGATTCACTGATGTCAATAGATGTATCACTACCAAAGCATATGCCTAAATTTGGAAAAGCTTTTTTAATACTTTCAGCAAAAGTTTTCTTTTCTTTTGAGATCTTATCCCATTGTTGGTATCTCTTAATCTCATCTTCTGATGCCGTCTTTCCAACTAAAGAAAAATTTATCAACCCAGTACGGTATTCAATATTTGGTCCAGATCTTGTCTTAAAATCCGACATCTTTAGAAGAGATTCGAGAAATGAAATCAATTCATAAGATGGTCTCCAAGTACTTACCACATGTTCTTTATTTTCTTTCCATATAGAGTTACCACCACTGGTGAATACGGCTTGACAATTATCAATAATTCTACGTCCAAGCCTAGGCATAATGTTTTGATAAGTGTTATTGGTGCAGATATATACGTCTTTCTTAAGCATCCAATGCTCAAACCAACGCATAAATTGAGATTCAATTGGTTGATTAGGTAAAGCTAATACGCCATCTACATCAAAGATATAAGATTTCATTTTAAGTCATCGTGAAAATCAATCGTCACATATTGACCATCGAGGTTATAGCCACAAGCTTTAAGGAAGAGTGTAAAAGCTTCACACACCTGTGATAAGTCAGAATGGCTAGGAATAGAATAATCTACATCATCTTCTGGAATAGAAGTATATGTATTAGGAGAATCTTTGATAATAAATCTTTTCATAATTAATCCCACAAGTTTCTATAATATTTTCCAAATAATTCGAATCCTTCTTGCATGCGATCTTGAAACTGAAGATAACCTTCAGAGTCAAATTTATGCGTGTCATTAGGACCAAGTTTCATAATCGAATATTCAGTTCCTTCAACATCCTCAAAATAAATGTCATGTTCACCAGAATGAAACCGTTCTTCCCAATCAGTATTTATTTGCTCAAACGACCAAATCATTTTATCGAGAATTTGGTGCCAGTGTTCATGCCCTTTTTCCCAAGCAAGTTTATCACCTTCTTCATAGAAATCAAAAGAATATTGAGCGGAATTTGAAGTTTGTTGAAACTCAATAAGATCTCCTGGAGATCCGTGTACAGTTGCCTTTAACTGTTTAAGCATAGGAAGAACAATATATGCAAGAGTAGATTCCATATTCCATGTATCGTACTTATCGATGCGAACATCAATCTTACGCTCATCAGAATTTTTCTTAAATGGACCGATGTAAACTTTCATTATGTTTCCTAAAAATGGTCGGAGTAGCCAGATTCGAACTGACGACCCTCTGGTCCCAAACCAGATGCTCTACCAAACTGAGCTACACTCCGAAATAAATGGTGGGTCGTGAGAGACTTGAACTCTCGACCACAGGATTAAAAGTCCCGTGCTCTACCAGCTGAGCTAACGACCCGCATTGGTACCCCCGGATGGAATTGAACCACCGGCCGGACGGATATAAGCCGTCTGCTCTAACCACTGAGCTACGGGGGCGTAGTAATTTGGTAGGTCCAGATGGATTCGAACCACCGACCTCTCCCATATCAGGGGAGTGACTCTACCTCTGAGCTATGGACCTATTATTTGGCCTGCGTGGAGGGATTCGAACCCCCGACCATTCGGGTAGAAGCCGAATGCTCTAATCCACTGAGCTACACGCAGAATATGTATGTATATTACAATAAAACAATAATTAAGTACATAGACTATTTGCCTATATTTCTTCGAGTAAACTTCATCATGATATTATCATTATAGTAAGCAGGTTCTCCATTTTGCATAGTTGCACACAGTACATCTTGCTCAAACTGTAGCTTAGCTTCCCAATAGTTGCACTCACCACGCGTCTTACATAATCGTATGATTGTTCTTTTAAAGTTTTCTTTTCCGAGCTTTTCTATTTCTTCTAGGAGTTTTGTAGATGATCCCCAATAGTCTTTCCAATCAGAGTCTTTACGGATCTTCTTTCTTTTTCCTTTGACTTGCTTTGTTGCAGCTTTAGTGAAATACTTACGGCCTATATATTTTTTGCCTGATGGCATATGCTGAATGCAATATATAAAGCCGTAGTATTG